CGCTTAACAACTCTATCAATGTTATCTTTTTTTCTTACCCTATACGTGTAATTATTCGCCATCTTTACCTGCCATTTTTTTCCATATCATAGAAGATTTGCCCATAAATGAAGAGATATCAACTCCTGGGTCTCTTGGGTCAACATCAGATAAAGCACCCTTTCCTGATTCTTGAGAGGCAGGTGCAGGTGTCGTTCCTTCAAAAAGATTGACTCCATTATATGCATCTTTTCCTATGGACTCCATCATCTTTTTTCTTTTTTTAGCTAATCTTGCTTTTGCTTGCTCATCAGTTTCGTATTGAGGTTGTTGCTTTTTTGGAAATCTTTGTTCAGTTTCAATAATAGGTTCTCCAACTCCTTTAACAACTTCACTTATAATTGATGAAAGAGTGCCATCTTCGAATATTACTTCTTTAATGCACTCTTTTATTAATGGTTTTAAAATTTTTTTTAATTCTTGTTTATTCATTAGTCCCTCAAGATCTTATTAAATAGTTGATTAATATTGTTTTCTTTACCTTCGGCTATTTTAAATTTAACAGCTCCTCTGTTTATTCCTGATTGATTATTTTTTGGATAAACATACGCATTTGGTGTAGAAGGTTCTGCAACAATGTCAAAGCAAATTAATTGAAAGTCTTCTTCTACTACAGTATCTCCGTGCATTGATTCTTTAACTGATCCAAGACCTCTTGAAGAGATACCAAGTTTTACACCAGCATTAATCAAATCTTTTAAAATACGACCAGAAGGTGTATCTAAGACTTTTATTTTACCCATAACATCTTTTCCTTCCCACCAACAATCAGTAATCATGTGTGAAACATTCTTTAAATTAATTACAGAATCATCAGGGTGGTCTAATTCACCTGTGGCTCTTCCATCAGCAACAATCTTTTTGTAGTTTTCCATTTCTTTTTTAAGAACTTTCATTGGATAAACACGTCCATTACCGTTTTTCTTGTCAGCAGTTTGAATGCGACCAACAAGATAAACAGCTCCCTCTTGGATTACCTCGCGCTTTTGAGCTTCGCTCAGGCGATCAAGGCAACGTCCATCGGGACATAGTTCAAAAAATTCTGTTAATAATTGTTTACTCATCTCTTTCTCCATTTAATGCGGGCGCAACCCGCTTGAGTCAGCTGCCTGAACAGCAACGACGAACTGGTTGTAGCATCCATTTTTTATTCATCTTTATCTCCAATTTTTGAAATGCGAAAGCCGAAGTCATCAACCAACATAGAAATTAGATAAGATGTTCCAGCAGAGATCCAACCGCAAATAAAGAAATTAGCGATTGTATAATCAAATGTAAATAGTTCTGTCCACCTGTTAATGCAAAATAAAAAACACCCAACCCAAAAGCCAACGCACAAAGGGCAATGAAAAAGAGTGTTCCATTTCTTTGTGTAATCTTTTTCGGGTCGGATGTCTTCAAAAATCTTGCCGTAAACAAGAATAAATGTCAATCCATAAGCAGTAAGTATAAAATTAAACATCAAACCTCTTTTAAAACAATCCAAATTTTACCTTGTTTAAATTGTTGGTTATTAATTGGTTTTTTCAATTTATCATTTTTAATCATTTCTTTAAATTCATTAAAACTGTTTATTTCTATCTTATCATCTTCTGGATATAAATAATACATTTTTAATATTTTGAAATCACCAGAAACTATAATTTCTTTTTCAGTACCTTCATAAGCTGAAAACTGGTCTACATCTGCTCCTTTTGTAAGTGAGGGAACATGAAGAATAGTTGCCCAACCCTCTGATTCACCAGTTGAGTTTACAAAATTTAAAGCTGCTTCAACATCGGTAGAAAAAGAGGACAATTTTCCAACATTAATTGTTTTACCAACTGCATAAGTCTCCAAACCAGGAAATTTACCTGTTTTTTCTGGTACATTCATACCTCTCCAAACTTTTACTGGTTTTATTTTGGACTGAGCTAGTTTGTTTAAAATAATTTTAGCTTTTTTATAAGTTTCTTTTGTCGGAGTAAAAGAGTCTTCGATACCATCGTTTATTATCCTTAAAAGTTTAGCTTTTTTTTCATCAAAATTTTCAGGATTTCGTATAGTTGGGTAGTTAGCGCCTGTAAATAACCCAATAGCTCTGAAAATTTCTCTTTGTAAAGGGGTGTAAGATTTTACTATAGCGTCTTTTAACTGCAAAGTTATTTTTTGAATTTCTTTTTCTTTTACTTGAAGTCTTGTTTCTGATTTTTTTCCAAATAAAGATCCTATCAAGTTTTTTATATTATGATAAAAATCGGCAAATATATCATTTGAAAACTCTATATCTTCTTTTTCCCATTGTGCTTTTCTTAAAGCATAGTCTAGTTCTTTATGTTTTGCTATTCTAGCCTTTAGAATTTCTTGAGTTTCGCCATCTCTCATTTTTTGTAACTCAGCTTGTAATTGTTCAACAGTAATTTTTTGCAACTGTTGAATTGAAAAAGATTGCTCATCAGTCTCTTCTTTTAAAACCATTTCAGATAAATTTAATTCTTTTAAAAATCTAGGTTTTAATTGTGATTCATCTAAAACTATTTTTGTTTTTTTAATTTTTATTTTCATTAATAAGTGTATCTCCCATATAAGTATGGTGCAAAAAGATTGTTTTGTTTTATAGAGCCCTTTTCCTCAGCATGAGGCACTTCGCCTAGTTCTGTGCTGTTCTCAGCATCTGGTTGTAACTGTGAAGCTTGAAAAGTATCATCATGACCTTTTACCATTTTTGAAGACGGTGCTTCAGATTTTATCCATTCTGATAATTGATATACAGTAGATTTAATTGGATCACGTTCTTTTGATTCATGAATTTTTCCCTCAAGAGATCCATAAACATTTCCGCCTTGAATTGAATCATATTCAATAATTCCATTTTTTCTCATCCATTCCATGAGACGAGACTCAGCACCGTAAACCACTTCTGACAT